GTTTTTGATCTAAACTTTTTTCTAAAAAGTTTAAAGTTTTCGTCGAATTAGAAATCAAATTAATAAAAAAAAACAAATAAGTTTTTTTGATCTAAACTTTTTTCTAAAAAGTTTAAAGTTTTGTTTAATTTTAATAAATAATTTATTAAGTAAGAATAATGTTACTTAATAAATTTGTTATAGAGGTTGTGGAACAATTCACAAATGAAATAAAAAAAGATCCTAATTTAGAGATTATTAAACTTAATGTAATAAATCCTTTAATAGATTATACATTTCAGAGGTTATATCCATATATTTTAATAACTTCTATTATATTTTTCCTAACTTTTATTTTGGCAGTTATTACATTTCTATTAATCGTTAAATCTCAATCCTAAATATATTTATTTTTTTCGTCCTATTAGAAATCTTTGATTACGTCAAATTTTGTTTCTTTTTTTCTTAGGATTTTTTGATCTGATTACTTTGTTATATTAGAAATCTAAGATTTCGTCCTATTAGAAATCTAAGATTTCGTCCTATTAGAAATCTAAGATTTCGTCCTATTAGAAATCTAAGATTTCGTCAAAGTTGGTTTCTTTTTTGCTTGGGATTTTTGATCTGGTTACTTCGTTATATTAGAAATCTTCGATTTCGTCCTATTAGAAATCTAAGATTTCGTCAAAGTTGGTTTCTTTTTTGCTTGGGATTTTTGATCTAAACTTTTTTCTAAAAAGTTTTTAAAAAGTTTCTCGAATATGTGAATATTGCGGGTGTCGCGGAACTCCTGAATTACTAAGACCCATATATGTGAAAGTTACCATAGTTCCTATAGGGTGAGTATCTCTATAGTTTCTTCTAATTTCGTCATTCATTCCTGAAATATCGAATTTAATTTTTTTATTAGAAACCAATTCACATTTAAAAGCACCTAACATATTTTTATATTTTCCAGAACCATTTTTGTATCCTATAATTATACATTCTGCGTCGAATAACTGTTTATATTTTAGTAAATGTGCGGTTCGTTTTCCTTCATATGGACTTTTAGGTGCCCTTAACATAATACCTTCTGCACCTTTTTTGGTTAAGGTTTGGAAAGCTTCTTTAACTTCTTTTTCATTTTTAATAAGAGTTTGTTTCGTTAAAACGAGAGGACAATTTGAATCAAAACATTTACATCGTGTATATATAATTTGTTTAATATATTCTTGTCTTTCTTCAAATAATCCAGGGTGTCCTGGTGCGTCAAAGATTTGATATTTAACATTTGCTTCCCTCCATTCTTCATCTACAGGAACTTTTTTCCTAAATATCCCACACTTTTGGAAATTTTCTCTCCCTAAAAATAATTCTCCATCTAAAGCAATATTAGGCGGTAACCAATTCGCAAACCATTCGGGTACTTTAAAAATATTATTACTTCTAGACCTAAAATTCTTTCCGTCCCAAATTGCCCTATATCCGTCATATTTTTCAGATAAATACCATCCTATAGGAGCAGGTGGAAATCCTTTAACCGGGTTTTTCTTTTTACCGGTTTTTGGGTCAGAATAATTATGAGCTAACATAACACCATTTTGTTTAATATTATAAACTATTTTTCCTACATTTCCAGAAAGACATAATTTCTTTTTAGTTCTAGGACTTTTTCTTATAGAATTATTTTTACTTTTAGTCATTAATTATATAAAAGAAATTTAAAAGAATCAATTTTATAATAAAATATATAAAAATGGCTGATAGTATTTGCTAGACTTGAAAGATAATAAACTACATATTCAAAATAAAGTAAAAGAAAAAGTTAGTGAATTAAAGGAATAATATGATATCCCTCAAGGATTATATGATTTATATTTATTAAATCAAAGTTTAGAAACTAAGATAGTTTTTAATTATTATTATTATTCTACGGATATAGAACATATATTTAAATTAAGGGAATTTTATCCGCATTTTATTGATTTTTTCTGGAGATATATTGGAATGGGTAATATGGAATTTATATCAATGTGTATATATAGTAAAAAATTCTTTTTAAGGAGATAATGTGGAAGTAATTCTTTTGAAAGAGAAGATAATTATACTAAATACCAAAATTATAAGTTAGGGAATGATAGAAAAAACTTAACATATGAAGAAGTTTATAAAATTATAACTGAAAAATAATACTTATAGTAATTTATTCATATATTGTTTTATGTATTAATTCTGTTTTTATTTCTGTAAATTTAAAGTCATTTTCAATAATATTATAATAATAATCATAAGGATTTATTCTTTTTGGAATATTTTTATATATGTATAAATATTCGCCAAGTAATATATAAGTATTATTTTCTTTATCTATGGCATATGGACAAGGAACGTCATTATTTCCGATAGGTGATACATATTTGATAATTTCAGATAGAGCTTTAAATTTAAATATAACTGTTCCTATAAAAACATATTCATTATTTTTAATATGTAATAATATGGTATTACCGTCCAATTTTTTTCCATATCCGCCACTTGATATTGTCATCTCGTTTTTTGGACTTTTTCCTACAAATATATTTTTTAGATTCTTATATTTTTTAATCAATTTATTATAACCATTATTATGTCTTATATGTTTTCCATATTCATTATAATTTACACTAAAACTACTATCACATTCTGGTAAAAAATAATATAAATCGGTATTACGTTTATATATAAATACTTCTTTATTTTTAATATAAACTAAAAATGGCCTTTCATAATTGTTATGAACTAAATAAGATTTATATGATTTATCTTTTGTTTCTTTTATTTTTGAAAGTTTAGTTTTATTAATTATTTTTCTACTACCACATTTATCAAAAGTAGAAGATTTATCTATTTTGTTATGTCTTTTCGCAACTTTAGTTATTTTTTTTTCAAATTCATTATATTCGACAAATTTATTTATTTTACGATTTCCAAGGTCTAAACCTTCAATATAAAAGGGATCTTGTGGTTTTCTATTTTTAAATTTGTATGAAATAAATTTTTTAGGATCACAAGATTTTAATACAAATGTTTCAGAATCTTGTTTTTTAAACATATTAATATTATGGAAGAAATAAATAAATAATATTATGGAAGAAATAAATAAATAATATAATATAATATAATAATATATGAAAACAAAATTGAGAACTAGAAAACAAAGAGGTGGTAGTATTCCTAATATAAATATGGAAGAAATTGTTTATGCTGTTCCATCTGCTCCCGATAATCATTTCCCACCAAATCCTGGACCGGCATCATTAAATGTAGATATAGAAGAGAGTGGTATAGAAGAATTGCCTATTCCAATTCAAAGTAATTTAAATCCAATTGTTGATCCATTTGGAATGAATCAAGGTGTTAGGCAAACTTCGCAAATAAAAATACCAAAAAAAAGAACAAATAGAAGAATACCAAGAAAAAATACAAAATTCAGTATTCCCAGTATAAATGATATAAAATTAGTTTTATCAGAGAGAGAAATAGAACAAGTGCACCCGATAAATGTAAGACCACCTTTATCAGAAAGACCAATACAACAAACACAAAGAATAAATAGACCACCTACAGATTTTGCGATGTCTAGATTTTTATGTCCGGTATTATATTATTTATGTAAAAAAATTATTAATAATACATACGATTTACAAGCTATTGTGACAGTACCTATGTATATGGAATCTTTAAGACATGCATTAACGCAAATTGGTATTTATTCACCCTCTAATCAAGCAATGAGACAAAATATGATTAGTTTTATAATATTTTTAAGTGATAGAATTATTTTATTACATAAAAGATATACTGTAACTGAATTATTACAAGATTTAGTATACCAACATGAATCACGTGGTTTACCATTATCACACCAAACTTGTGGGGTAGGCACAATGGCTTATATAAATAGTGATGAACAAGAAGAAATAATGAGAATAGTAATAGGTGAAGGTGAAAATGAATTACCGAATGTAGATTATATTGATAATAACGATTTAATAATTAGGGTTGGAATGGCATTTATAAATCAATCGGGTCAAATATTAAATTAGAGTTATCGGTATTAAATAATGAATTAATTTTCATTTCTTTGAAATCTTTGTTGATATAATCATATAATTCGGGATAAGAATTATTAGTTTTACAAAAAGTTAAGATGTCTGCTTTACGGGATTGAACTTTATCTATTCTTTGGGCGTCATTTTTATAATCAATACCTTTTTCAATCATATTTGCTTCTATTAATAATTTTTCAATTAATGTAGCAAGTAAAATAATATTTAAACTATATTTATTAACAACTAAGTTTCTTCTTTTTAATACTACTAATAATTTTTCCATAATATCTTTAATATTAAAAGGTCTTTCAAATAAATTATTTAATTGTTTTTTTATTTCTTGATTATCCCTTTCATCTAAATCTCCTATGACTAACATATTAATAAAATTACAAACGTCTTCTATTTTATTATCTTCAAATGATTTCCATAATTGCCTATTATTATTTATACAAGAAGAACCGAAACATAAACCAAAATCATATATAACTAAACTATAAAAGGAAGAATCTTTATTTTTTCTTACTTTCCAGTTTTTTTTATGGAAATCGCCATGTATCCAATTATCTATCATAATCATTTGATTTAAAAAGCAATACATATTTAATACTGCTTTTTGTTTACTATTACTTGATATTTCATTTAATTCTACTCCTTCTTCATAACTTTGTATTATAGTATTATGACTATAGAAATATACTTTAGGGATTATAACAAATTTATTATCTTTAAAATTTTTAGCAAAACGTAGGCAATTTTTAGATTCATTTCCAAAATCTAATTGTAATAGCAAATTATTCATAAAATCTTTAGTATCAAAATGTAATTTCAATTTATTTTTTATATAATTAAATTTTTGAAAAAAGATAATAGAATTTATTACCCAAAATTGCCCTCTCTTTTGTCTATCTATTTCCGGGTGTTTTACCTTAAAAGCAATTTCTCTTCCATTTATCATTTTTCCTTTATAGACTTGACCAATACTTCCGGAACCAATATTTTCCAAAGTATCTAAATCAATTAGTTTTTCTATATCTATACCATAATCTTCATAAAAAATATCTTTGGTTTTCTCTAAACTATGATATGGACAATTATCAAATATGGAATCAAATTCCTTTAATACTTCTTTATATTTTTCACTGTCTTCATTTTCTAATCTTGAGACATACCACTGCATAAATTTCAAGGAAACCATACCATTATTTACAATACGACCTTTTAATTTATTTAGTTGATTATAGTTTAGAGTATTTAAATCTGTATGTGTAATTTTATATATTAGTGCCAAAAATTTAAAAAAATAAGCAATTGAATAAAGTCTATCTAATAGATAATTATATGAAGTAGTTAAAAAAGATTTTATTTTTTTAATCATACTATATATATTAATTTATATTTTATACTTGTTAAATTACTTTATTTTATATCAGTAACTAAAAAATTATTATTTTATAATTAATAAATATTTAAGGTTTATAAGAATATTATAATTAATTCGTTTCAAATTTTATATATATTTAAATAGTATATTTATAATGGAGTATAATACAACACAAACTAAAACAGAAACTCAGTTTAATTTGCCTAACACTATAAAAAACATTACTTTTTATTTTATAAAGCAACATTACAATAAATATTTAGCGGATAATGAAATAGAAAAAATTAATAAAGAAGATATTTATAGTGTCGTGGACAAATTATATACTGATAAAGAACAGGAATTAAAGAAATATATTAGAGGAACAATGAGAAAAAATTTCCCTGATTATGATAAAAATTTCACAATGAAAACAACAACAGAGGAGATTATATTAGAAATGTTTGAAGATCCTGAATTTTCTAAAAATAGGTTAGCAATAGAGATTGAGAATTTCCAAGATGGTAAGAAATAAAAAATAAAAAATAAAAAATAAAAAATAAAAAATAAAAAATAAAAAATAATATAATTATATAGAATGGATAATTTAATTAAGGAATTAAAAAGGTCTAAAAAAATGAATAAATTTGCTAGAACATCCCATAGTTATAAATTTATGAAAGTAGAAGATTATAATAAATTAAAACCTTTAACTTATACTATTTTAACTAAAAAAACAGAAATAGAAACTGTTATAAATGGTAAGTTAGAAACAAAACATACTTTACAAAGAGGAGATTATGTTATGTGTGGAAAAAAAGGTGAAAAGTACGGACATAAGTTAGAGAAAGTATTAGATTTATTTGATATAGGTATAATAAAAAACAAGGAAGTTATTAGAACTGGTTTTAAATTAACTAAAAAAAATTGTAAAAATTTGACGAAATCAAATATAGAAAAAGGTAGAGTTAAGATAACAGCAAGTTGGGGGGAAGAACAAATAATGAGTATAGACGATTATATATTATTAGAATTAGATAATAGTGGATATTATGGTATAGAAAAAGAAGCTTTTAAGAAAACTTATAAAAAAGTTTAATTTATTTTTTTCGTTTTATTATTGCTAATTTTCTTTTTATTACTTATTTTTTTCCTATTATTTAATTTTTTTATTTCGGCAGTATTGTTAATTAAAGAAAAGTCTTTTTCATCAACATATCTTTTTAAATTTTCCCATAATGATTCTTCTATGTAATTATCATTAGGATTTAGTTTATGTCTTTTTCCTAATATACTCCTCCACATATGAACGCAATATGCCTTCTTAAAAATACTTTTAATATCATATCCTTCAACACCATATTTACTTCTACAGCAAGGGGGTATAAATGCGTCTTTAGTGTGCCACCAGTCGAGAGGGCAGAAGTATATAGAAGGTTTAACGTATTTATGGAAATCGTATTTATCAAGGTATTTTCGCATAATACGCATTAGTTGTATATTCTCTTTAATTTTCTTTTTATTAATAACATTCAAACATTCTTCGAATAATTCTTTATAGAAAGGACTATGTTTAGGTGCTTTAAGAATACCAATATTAGCAATTTCAGTTTTAGTTCTATTGCGATATGGACCTTTTTGAATGGTTCTTTCAGAGGAGAAAACGTATTTATTTTTAAAATTTAGGGGTTTAAGGCAAATCATATCTAAGTCAACCCAATATCCTCCTTTTTCGTATAACATTTTATATCTAAATAAATCTGAAAAGGGAAGGAAACTGGATTTAAATTGGAATAAATCTTTTTTTTTTATTATTTCATTTCCGTCTTTTATAGTAGTGCCTTTAGGTATTCCTTTAACATTTTCATAAGTATATAGAATAAATTTATGTCCTTGTTTTAAGAAACTTTTAATAGAATATATTTCCATATCTGATAATTTAGGACCTACCCATAAACTTTGAACGGTACACGGCATATACATTATTAATATAAAAAAAAACTTTTTTATTTAGAAATCTTTGATTTCGTCAAAAAGTTTATATAACGAAGTATATAATTAATTAGTAAATTCTAAATTACCCATACCACCAGTAATTCGCAATACATTATAGTTAACGGCATAAACGTCTATATCAAATTTATATAAATAGTCTATTGTACCACTTGGTATTGGTGCTCCAACAGTTTCAAGGACAAGTTTAATATCATTAAATCTTGACATATTACAACTTCCGGAAGGTTGGAAACTAAATGGTTCTAAAGAGAATGAATAGAACATAATACCTTTTTTTGGACTTGTATCGCAATAACAAAAAGGTTGTGCCAAGTTATAAAATCCGGGGTCTTTAGATGTAAATCTTTCTACACCATTTAATGTTAATGACATATTTTTAATAATATTTTCATCTCCTTTTATTAAATAATTACTATCTCCTATAACTTCTTTGGCTTGGTCGTCGTCATAATAAGGTTCGAAAAATTCATTAAAAGAATTCCAAGGACTACCTGGTGTAATCCAGTTTGTATAATTACTCCAATCATTTCTATTTTCCGAATCAGTTCTTTTAGGGACAACTACTATAAAACTTGTTGGGTGGTGTAATTTTAAATCTAATGTAGCATTGCCTAATATATTTTTAAAGGAAGTTTTTGATACTTGTTCTATAAGGTATTTGTGTTCACTTTTCGCAAATTTATTCATTTCTTCCTTATCTAAAAATATATATTTTATATCTAAATATGGGTCTATAAAGAAATTAACAATTTCATTATTATCATTTACTGTTAATAAAGAATCTTTTACAAAATTTTGTAAACCTGAAGTTGAAGTATAATCAGTATTATTTTTAATAGGCTTAATACGTAAATGATATGAATTCCTACTATTTTCTTTTCTACTACCAAATGTAGATCCTGAAGTAAATATATCTCTAACTGTAAATAAGTCATTTACTGCTTTAAATTCTACTTGTATTTCTACAGGATAATATTGTAAAGCAACTAAAGGTAATGCCAAAGAAGGATTTCTATTAAACCAAAAAATAAGAGGTAATCTTATAGTTCTTGATACTATAGATGGTATATTCGAACTTTTTGATTTATTAGGATAAGAAGTAAATTTAGGTGATAATTCTGGATTATATATTTCTGGCACATTACCAATTAATTCATTATATGTAGATTTTTTTGATAAAGGAACCGTTAATTCTTTCCATATATTAAACCATTCACCATAATGTTGGTCTATTAAATTACCTCCTAAATAAACACTTATTCTTTCTACCGCACTATTGCCTATATTTTCAATCCACCTAAATCGAGAACCATTATCCGAATATATATCGGGTAGAGTAAAAACCAAAAAAATCTGTGATATTAAATCTCCATTTCTTTCAATCTTAAATTTATAAGTTGTTGTTGATGTTTCTGCTAGACCTAAATTATTTTCAGGATTTATTCTGTAAAAATCCATAGAAAAATTAGTGTATCTTCTATATACTGTTTTAAAAAAAGATATTTGTGGATTACCGGTTAAATAAAAATCTTGTGATCCATAAGATACTAATTGAAGAAAACCTCCTGTCATATTAATATATTATTATATTGTTTTTTATATTAAATAATGTTTATATAATTTAATGATAGTATATTTATTAGTTATTATATTTTTTATTTTACTCATTTATAATCAAAATAAATATTTCGATTCTTTTGATTCTTTTGTAGATTATAAAAAAGTTTACGGTAGTAATAAAGAACATAAAATTTATAAAGGTATGTATAAATGTAGGAACTATGAAGATATAAGATTAAATTAAAAATTGAATGATATAAAGAAATTATATAGTATAAATTTAATGGATTCTATTATTTTAAATCAATCACAACAAAACTCTATCAAAAAATTAGATAATTTTATTGATAGTATTTATGATAAATTTTATATTCTCAAAGGTTCAGCAGGAACAGGAAAAACAACCGTTATTACACATTTTCTAAATAATCCCAAATTTAATTCTTATAAAATTGCGTTTAGTGCTACAACGAATAAAGCAGTTTCCGTTCTTAAACAAATGTCTTATTTTAAAGAAGATAATAGTAAATATTCCTTCTTAACTATTCATAAGTTATTAAATATTAGAAGGAAAATTAATAAAGATGGAAAGGAAGAATTTAATATGGTAGAGGATAATAAAAAGTTAGTAAAATCAATGTCTATTTTTCAATATGATATTATCATTATTGATGAATGTTCTATGTTATCTAATGAAATTATACTTTCTTTACAAAAATTAAAAAAATTAAGAGGAAAAATCATATTTATTGGCGACCCCGCACAATTACCCCCTGTTAATGAAGATAGTCATATTTTTAATATAAAAGATATACCTTCATATGAATTGAAGGAAATTATGAGGTATAAAGGGAATATTGTTAATTTAGCGAATAAGGTTAGGGATTTAGTTTTTAATAAAGACACTAAGATAAAATTCAAAGAGTATAAGTGTGATACTATTTCTATTAATAAGAAATATGAAAAATGGTTTAATAGTTACTTAGTAAATTTAAAAGAAGGTTTATCTGATAGTAATTTGGATAATTTGCCGATTTGCCTAACTTATACCAATAGACAAACAGATAAAATCAATTTAGGTGTTAGAAATGAATTGTTTGGAGATAATATAATGAGATTTATGGAGAATGAAATTATTATCTTTAATAATTATTATCTTTTAAATAAAAATAAAAGTGCGTATTATACATCACAAAAATCCCGTGTTAAAAAGGTTGAATTAACTGTAATTAAACCTAAATATATAGGTTTATGTGATATATATAAAAAGGAAATTTTAAGTGAAAAAAGAAGTAAAATCATAGACAGATTTGAGGGCATATTTGGTTGTTTTAAAGAATTGGAGATTAAGGTGTGGAAATTAGTATTACTGAATGACGATATTATATATGTAGTACATGATACAAAAGAATATAATGAATTGATAGAAACACTTAGCACCAAAATTAAAAAATTTAGAATTTTCTTAAATAAAATATATGGAAAATGTAAATATTATGTGGAACTTATGGAGGTAATATGGAGTTATTTATATGAAAGTGTAATAGATATTTTCGCGGATGTTAGTTATGGATACTGTATTACTACTCATAAATCACAAGGTTCTACGTTTAATAATGTTTATGTTGATATGAATAATATAATTTTTAAGAATACTAATATGGAAGAGTCTTATAGGTGTTTATATACTGCTATAACAAGAACTTCTAATAAGTTAGGTATATTGATTTGAATTTTATGAATGGTTGTTAGAAATAAAAAAAATAAATTTTTTTTTAAATATTTTTTTTTGAAAATCTCTCTCTCTCCCTGAGTTTTTTTTTCCCATAAAAAATAATACTTTTTTCTAAAATTTCCTTATAAAACTATATTTTATTAAATATTTATGGTTTATTTTTGTTATTAAAAATATTAATATAAAAAAAACTTAAAAAAAACTTAAAAAAACTTAAAAAAAACTTAAAAAACTTAAAAAAAAACTTAATTTAATAATTTAAAAAAATAAAATATTTAAATATATTATAATAAAAATGGTTATTCATAAATGTGAGTTATGTATTTTTTCTTCTAAACAGAAAAATGATTTATTCAGACACCTAAAAACAAAAAAACATTTGAATAATGAAAAGAATTATGAAGAAGATAATAAAAAAAACTTAAAAAAAGGACTCAAAAAGGACTTAAAAGGACTTTTTCTAGAGAAAAAAGGACTCAAAAAGGACTTTTTTATACAGGAAGAAGCAGAGAAATTTGAGTGTCAATATTGTTTTAAGACTTTAAAAACTAGACCTATTATGCTGCGACATATAAGAAAAACTTGTAAAGAAAAAAAAGAATTAGATAAAATGGAAAAAATAGAAAATGAAAATTCCAAAATTATTGAAAAACAAAATAAATTTATTAAATCCCAAACAAAACAAATTAGTAAATTATTAGAAAAAAACGCTAAACAAATAAATAATACTCAGAATAATAATAATATACAGAATAATACTATTAATAATACAATACATATCAATAACTATGGAGAAGAGAATTTAGAAATGTTAACAGACGAATTTAAAGAGAGATGTATAACACGTCCATTTTATGCAATTATAGATATAATAAGAAAGATACATTTTAATGATGATTATCCAGAGAATAAAAATATGAGAATTGTTAATAAAAGAGATAATAAAATTCAGGTATTAACAGACGGAAAATGGAAATATAGATATAAAGATGAAGCAGTTAAATATGCTTTCGATGATAGTAATGAAAGATTGGAACAATTTTACGCAGAAAAATCACATAAATTCCGGAAATTTATAAAATTATGTTGTGAAGAAATTATAAAAAATATACATGAATGTGAACCCGGGTTAATGAAGGAGTTATACAAAGAAATGGATTTGATATTATTAAATGGATGTTGAATTTATTAGAAATATACTTTTTAAGAAAAAGTAAAATCAAAAAAATAGTATATGATTTTGTCAAATTTTTTTTGTCGATTTTTTTTATTATTATATGATAAATGGGAAATATTTTACAAAAATGTAGTAAAATTAAAAATTATGAATTAGTTAATGATAATAGACATAATTTATTATATGATAGCATCCAACAAGATATAGAAGATAATAGAAATAGTATATTAAACTTAAAAGCATTACATACAACTATGGAAAAAAATTATAGTTCTTTATTTACACAATTAAATACAGAAATGGTTACTTTAAAAAATGAATTAGAAAAAAATATTATAACTAATAGAAATACTAATAGACAAATTAGTAAAATAAATACTATAAATGATAAATTAGTAGAGGAATTAGATTTAATAAGAAATAGAATTAGCACGTTGGAATCTAATGATCAGTTCCATTCTATATGAAATTAAATTCTTATATGTATGGTTTCCATTCTATATGTAATTAAATTCTTATATGTATGGTTTCCATTCTATATGTAATTAAATTCTTATATGTATGGTTTCCATTATATATGTAATTAAATTCTATTTATTCTTGATTGTTATTAAACCACCAATTATCGTCTAAATAAGGTGGTAATTCTCCAGTATCGTCTGTTACAACTTTTGCGGGACCTTCTTTTACTATATCTTCTAATTCTTCATATTGAACTGCTCTATTTAAATATCTAAGTTTGGATAAATAACCGTCATATCCGCCAAAAAGATTAATCCAAACGTCTCCATTATTTTGTTTTGGAACACCATCTAGTTGGTGACTCTTTTTTAATCTACCATTTATATAAATATCTAATATATGATTACCTTTTTCAGTATTATATATTTTATCCTCGTCATCTAAGTGAGAAATTTTGTTTTGTAAAACAATGGAACAATGGAACCATTTTTTAACAGGAATATTATTTATTTCAACATTTTCTAATGGACTCTTAAATGTATTCATATATACTTTCATTTTATTATCAACAGGATGAAACCATACTCCAGGTCCCCTATTTGGATAACTAGTTGAATTTCCTTTATGAAATACGTGTTTCCATTCTTCTCTATTATGTAAATTAGTATCCATATAAAGACACCAAAACATATAAGTAAATTCTATACCGTTTTCATTATCAGAACGTTTAAGTGGTATATAATTTATACTATTGGGGTCTTGACTAATAATTACTGTATGATTCGCATTTTTAGTTCCTTCAATTAAATATGGACCTTTTTCTGTAAATGTATAATAAGAAACAATAATATATTTAGCAATCATAATAATAATTGCTACTATCGCAACTATTAAAAATATCATACCCCATTTTTTTGCTCCTTTTAAACCACTTACTTCAGAAAAACTTGATAAATCACTTAATCCTTTCATTGCGTCTTTTATTTTGTCTTTTATTTTGTCTTTAGTTTTTACTATTTGTTTTTTCCCTGACGCGATTATACCATTGACTTTTGGTTTTTCGTTTGATTCCGTGACATTATTTTTAAGACCATTATTATTGGTTTTATTTCTAGCAGCATTTCCAGCATTTCCGGCATTTCCGGCATTTCTGGCATTTCCAGCATTTCCGGCATTTCCAGCATTTCCAGCATTTCCAGCATTTCCGGCATTTCTAGCAGGAGCGGGAGCATTTCCAACAGCAGGAGCAGCATTTACAGCAGCAGGAGCAGGAGCATTTACAGGAGCAGGAGCATTTACAGGACCATTTCCTACAGGAGGTGTAGCAGGTTCACCATTTCCAACAGGAGGTGTAGCAGGTTCACCATTTCCAACAGGAGGTGTAGCAGGTTCACCATTTCCAACAGGAGGTGTAGAAGGTTCTCCAGTTCCAACAGCACCATTTCCAACAGGAGGATTTACAGTATTTTTCATATTATAATTAAACAATATAAAAAAATAGTAAAAAAACATAAAATTAGTAAAAATAAAAAAAATTAATTTTCTTCATCTCTAGAGAAAAAATCTGTTACACCTTCTTTAAGTGATTTAGTAATTCTAGGTCCTTCTTTATATCTTTGATATATTTCACTAGGATTGAGTGCTTTATTAGAAAATTTAATTCTTGATAAGTATCCGTCAAAACCACCATGTGGACCTAAAATCATAGGAACAGTATTAATTGGCATAGGTGGTTTGGGTAAAAATTTACTTGTTTTTAATTTACCGTCTATATATAAATCTACATTTTGATTGAAAACTGAAACATTAATACACGTCCATCTTTGTAAAGGAATATTATTTAAAACTGCTATATTTTTTTTGCTCGATATATAACTATCTTCTATATTTTTCTTATAATCTTCTAATTCCTTTAATGCTTCTTCTCTCAATTCAATAGTTCCTTCTGTATCTACTGTTCCTTCATATACATTTGATGCTGCTTGGAGTGTTTCTTTAAGGGTATTGCTTTTATTATTTTCATAATTCGTGTCTGCTTCTTCGAAAGCTAATCTTGCTCGGTCATCTGCTTCTTTTGCTGCTTCGTGTTTGTTCTTTAATCTCATAAATTCTTCATCATTTTCATTAATCATACCAACGTCAGGTTTAAAACAGAATACTAAATTATTTTTTCCAGTTTCCATATAAATACCCGGATTTCCATCAAGATAGTAATCTGTACCGGGTCTAGTTGATAATCCTCTCATTAATACATTTCCTAAATGGTTAGGGTTTTTACTAAAATGTTTTAAATCGGATACATAAATCCAGAAATTCAAAGAATATTCATTTCCTAAAGTGGAAGCAGGAATTAGAGCAGGTTCTATAACAAATGGATTATTATCACAATCATGCATATAATCTAATAATTCTACTTCAAGATAATCTTGTATTTTATTCTGAGAAAAATTTTGATAATAAATATATACCATAAATGCCACAAACACTATAAAAATAATACCAACCGCAATTAAAACTATAATTGCTTTAGTATCCATTTTAAAAAATGTATTTTTGGCATTATTAAATGTATTATTTATATTAAGGAAATCATTAATATTATTATTATTACTCATTTAATAATAATTTAGAAAAAAAAAATAAAAAAATTATGAAGGACTATTAATTGAATCATAAATTGATTCTTTAATTTCTTGATTTTTAAAATAAATATAATCTCTTAACATAGGATTAATACTAAAAAATTTTATATTTCTTAGGTATAAAGCTTTCAATTCCGTTGTTGATAATCTAAAAGGTGAATATTCAATTTTCCCTATATAACAATTGGCATTTTTATATGCTTCTCCTACTATAATTTTATTATTATTTAATATTGGAACATTATCTAATAATTGACTTTTTCTTAATTGTTTGTCTATATAAATATCAATTTCCCTTCCATTTATCGCAACCGCAATTTGTAACCACTTCTGCTTCTTAATTCCTTTTACTATTATATTTTCTTCTGAATAATTTAAATCTAATGTTTCTTCTTTACTAGAACTACTATAGACCCCCAATTTTCTAATAGGAATTGTAATTATTAATTGATTTAAATTAGGTTTATATTTAATCTTAAATGAATATTGACTACTTTGCTTACCTTCTCTTCTTATAATATTTTTAGGGGCATTGAAATTAGATAACCATAATTCGTTTCCATATACATTTTCGAAATATATATATAAAACGTAAGTTTCTATTAGATTATCATTTAATATTTCTTCTACAAGAATGGACGATTCGTAGTCATTGAAAAGAGGTAATATATCGGTTTGTGGCAAATCCTTTTTTTTTATTTGTTCTCTAAATAAATCTTCTGTTAAAACTACTATTTTTTGTGTGGTATTATTATATAAAACTAATATTATAATTAAAAGGAAAAGTATAAAACATATTACTACTGTAAATTGTCTAGTAAAATCGGGAGATGATAGCATATCTTATAATTAGATTTTTTTATTACATTAATCTTCCAAATAATAATTAGTTTTAACATTCTCATCACTTATTCCATGTTTATGTTCTGCTTCATTTAATATATCGTGGTGATGGTCATGTACTACTTCAACATTATGTGTATGTTCTTCTGGTAAAATAACAGCTTCTGTGTCTTGAATTACCGATTTTTCTGCTATAATATTTCTAATATTAATATAATTAATAGAGTGTGTATAATATTTAAAATCTGTTATAACACCATTTAATTTTAAATCGGTTTTTTCATCATTTTTACCAGGACTAATATGTAATGGTCCAGAATTATATCTAGGTTCTCCAAATAAAGTTTGAGATGTATGTAAATTTCCGTTTATATATATTTCAACCAGTTTTTCATTCATAATTATTGCGATATGGAATTTTTCTTTAATTGGAACATTCTTTACATCGAAATATTCTCTATAATATGATACACCATTAAATTCACCTTTTCCTATATTACATTTATTAATAGACACGGAAGGTGAATAATAAGCTTCTTTGTCAATATCTTCTAAATTTAGTTCTTCAATATTATAGTTTCGTAATTTACTAAAACTAGTTTCTTTATATGGATGTATCATTTCATTTAAATATTGGTGATAATCTGTTTTTTTATTTCCACTCTGTGTGGTTACAACTATCCTTAAATCATTTATATATGGATGTAACCATATACCTGGATTTTGTGTAGGATATGTATTAATAATATTTTCCCAACATGTTAATAATATATTTTCTTCTGGTCTTAATGCCTTAGATATAAATATATTATCAACAGGCGTTCTACTATTTAAACTTTTGCCATTTATACAGTCGCTATTTTTTTTCTTTGCGTTTGAATTACTTTTTACTAAATCAATTAAATCTTTTTCTTTATCTAATTCTATAATATAACATTCATTATTTTGTATACCAAAATAATTTGCTTTACCTAAAGTATGTCTATTACATTCAGCAAGAACATTATCCTGATTTATAGTTATTCCTGTATCAGTTGTAATATCTGTATTTTTCTTTCCACTTATAATATCTGTTAATAAAGAAAAATCATAACACCCTTCTAAACTTTTATCTTTTTTATTTTCACCATTTTTAATATCCATTTTTTCTGCTATATTAATTAAATTTATGTCTTTGAGTGAATCTAAGTTTTTAGGTAATAATTCTGGATATTTTTCTCTTAAGTTATCTTGAGAACATATATTATCATATTCGTCATTATAATATCTTTTATTTTTATTTTTATTTATATATTTACCTTTTTTATCTTTAACTTTCATGCTACTATCTCTAGCTACTTTTTCATCAACTTTATATACCATATTACAATAATCTTTATGTTCATTAATAAAATTCATACATTGTCCTTCGCTCATTCTAACTTCTCCTTCATTATTTTCAAATAATTTACATTTAGACGAGGCGTGACATAACATATCTTTTGCTCCACTATTTCTATTTTCTAAATCTAAATTATGTGCTTTACAAATAAGATGTACTCTTTTATTAAGGTCTGATTCTAAATTTATTCTCTCTCCATTTTCAATATAGGTTTTTAAATCTTCATCTTTATTTCCTTTGTATTTATCAAAACATTTATTTAAATCTTCCTCTGTAATATCTTCCCTATATATTCCGCATTTAATACTAGTTTTATTTAATTCTTGACCTTTAACCATAATTGCTTTCCAATATCCAGTATCACAATAAAAATCATTCAATTCTAAGAAAAAAGCAAAAGAATATTTATTAATTGCCATAGGACATTCTAATTCTTTATTTTGAACAGGTTTATGTTTAACATCATTGTCAACTCTATATATTGTATAATCGTATTTGATTTTTCGAAGTCCTGATTTATTATTTCTTTGTTTAATAAGATATGCTATATAAAAAATAATAAGACCTAAAATAATAGCCAGTATGAACCATGGTATATTATCTTCCATAAAGTGTGTTATATCATATAAACCTTTTATATTGATATTTTTTCCTTGAAATAATCCATTTTTTATATTTATCGCTTTATCAAAGTAATTATTTATTTTTCCCATATTACTTTATTATTATATATTAAAATTTATAAAAATATTTTTAAAAATTATTAGATATTCATTTTTTCTTTGAATGTTTTTATACCGTGACAATTTCTACATAATGCCTCTAAGTTATTTAGCTCATTATTACCACCTCTATATAAAGCAATAATATGGTCAACTTCATAGGTATTGTCTAACATATTATTACAATGGGAACAACGCCATTTTTGATTAGAAGCAATGTATTTTTTTTTACTTTCACTAACATTTCTTTTAATTTTACCATTTGGTTTATGAATAAAATTTCTTTTATTATTATTCATATTATTCATATTATTCATATTATTCATATTATTCATATTATTCATATTATTCATATTATTCATACCATTCATATTATTCATACCATTCATACCATTCATACCATTCATATTAGGAACATTATTGTAGTATCCATTATTTCTATTTTGATTTTTAATATCAAAGTAAGAACCCATCATATCATTCATATTTTGGTGAATGGGTTTTTTATCTATATCTTTGAAATAAACAAGTAATTTCTTTACTAATTCTGGATTGAAGTATATTAAAATAAAGGGTATAAATAATGCGATAATTTTGCTATATTTGTAAAATCTTTCAAAAGCAATAAAAATTTTATTTTGGAAATATTCATTTACAATAAATATTAAAATTGGGACAAAGAGAATAAAAAAGAAGTTCATTTATTATTAAATGATATTTTTTATTTAAAAAAGACTTTTATAAATTTTATAAAATGAAAATAAGTCCTAAACAAGCAATTGATTTAGAAATAAAACTAAATAAAACTATTTATTCAAAAGAATGGATAAACTTAGGTAATATGTTATATAAATGGCGAATAGACCCTACTTATTATCAAATAGACCATCCATTATTTTTTAATATAACGAAAGAACAAATGGAATGGGTAACAAAAAATATTATAGTAGATAAAGAGGAATATCAGTGTTTTCAATTATTTATAAATTAAATTCTAAATACTTTTATAGTATCTGGGAAAGTTTCCTCCATAATATTAATACCTGCTGGAATTGTTATTGTCAACCCAGAGCATCCGTCAAAGACACCACTGCCAACCGACTTTACACTATAGAGGATTAATATTGAGGTCAAGCCAGTGCATTCGGCAAAGGCTTTGTTGCCAATGGACGTCACACCATTGGGGATAGTAATCGCGGTCAACCCAGCGCATCCTTCAAAGGCACCGTCGCCAATCGACGTGACACTGTAGGGAATGGTGATCGAGGTCAACCCAGCGCATCCAAAAAAGGAATCCTCGCCAATCGACGTGACACCGTCGGGGATGGTGAACCATTTCAGCTCAGCGCATCCTCCAAACGCACCGCTGCCAATCGACGTCACACCGTCGGGGATGCTGATAGATGTCAACCTTACACATTCGGCAAAGGCACCGTCGCCAATGGACGTCACACTGTCGGGGATGCTGATCGAGGTCAACCCAGCGCATCCCCAAAAGGCATAGTTGTCAATGGACGTCACACCGTCGGGGATGCTGATAGATGTCAACCCATAGCATCCGTCAAAGAAATGGAAGCCAATGGACGTGACACCGTCTGGGATGCTGAACGAGGTCAACCCAGCGCATCTTTCGAAGGCATAGTTGCCAATCGTCGTGACACCATCGGGGATGCTGATCGAGGTTAACCCAGAGCATCCTTGAAAGGCACCGTCGCCAATGGACTTCACACTGTCGGGGAGGGTGAACGAGGTCAACCCAGTGCATCCGTAAAACGCACGCTTGCCAATCGACGTGACACCGTCGGGGATGCTGATAGAAGTCAATCCAGAGCATCCGTCAAAGGCACTGTCGCCAATCGACGTGACACCGTCGGGGATGGTTATCGAGTTCAACCTAGCGCATCTGTAAAAGACTGCTTTGCCAATAAACGTCACGCCGTCGGGGATTCTGACCGAGGTCAATCTGGAGCATCCTAAAAAGGCACCGATGCCAATGGACGTGACACCGTCTGGGATGCTGATCGAGGTCAACCCATGGCATCCGGCAAAGGCAGAGATGCCAATAGACGTCACACCGTCGGGGATGCTGATAGATGTCAATCCAGAGCAAAAGTTGAAGGCTTGGTCGCCAATAGTCGTGACACCGTCGGGGATGCCTATTGAGGTTAAACCAGAGCATCCTCCAAACGCATAGTTGCCAATGGACGTCACACTTTTTGGAATTATTACTCCTATAATATTGTCTTTATCTAAACTTTCTATAAAATCTCTATTAATTGTATTAACGTTTTCTTTTTCTTCTAATTTTTTTATTTCAGTAACCCAATAACCATATGTTTTATAAAAATCTTCAAGATTATCTATTACTCCCTCAATCATA